CTATTAACTCTTGGGTCTTGTGATCCATCGCTGATTTTTTGTCTTACCTTGCGAATCTTTAATGGATCAATATAACGAAGTTCAAGAATACCTTTCTTTGGATTATCTAAATCAATTACTTTATGATAAAATAACCTTCCATCAATATACCAACTACGCACAATTTCATGAGCGCGATTATCAAAATTCAACATTTGTTTGATCTTATCAAACTCATCACGAATTCTTTTCTTTACACCTGCACCAACATCAAGATTGTTGAGATCAATCTCAACGCAACTATCGTTAGCATCACTCACAACAAATTCATTTACAATCTCATCAACAGCAGAATCTACTTCTGGATGAAGAGACATATCTCTATACCTACGAATAAGTTCATATTCGTTTCTCGCAGTAGCGTCAGTATCTACGTATGTTCCAAAATATCCACCCGCTGCAATAGAAACTGGTTCATCAGCGGAAGGAGGGACAGGGGATTGCCCCTTCTGCCCCTCCTTGCGGTTAATTTGGAAGCCAAATAATTGACTCATTATTATTCAATTCGGAATGCTTCTATTATTTATGGGATAGAAATTCCGCTTGATCCAGAGGTTGTATCACTATCATCGCCAACTGTCCAGTATGAATACTGGAATTCAACGGTGAACTCTTCAATTTGATCATTGCTATCATATGCAAGATCAATTGCCGAAGCACTGGTTGGGAATGCGTACCATAACTTGTATGATCTTAGTTCCCTACCATTTACTGCATCATCTTTCTCAAGTTGTCTGATAACAACTGAGCGACCATATTCTCTGGGATCAATGATTCCAGCAGTATTTGCTTGATGAGTATTGATTAGATTTAACCACTGCTCAAAGTATGAACGTGACTTCATATCTTTGTCATTAATAAATGTTGCCGACCAGTTATCAAATGTTCTGTCGCCAGCGATTTTTACCGTTCTACCACGGAAGGGAACTTCAATAACACCTACGTTAGATGCTGGAAGTGCTGCTGACTTGCACATAAATGTTACAAGTTCTTGATCCGCACTTACTGCCGAGGGGAACTGAATGTCCACTTGGAACATATTAGGTCTTACACCCTGACTTACTCTCTGAAGAAACCCTGAGACGTTACTAGTAATTGCCATTTTTTTAGATTACCTCTTCTTGTGACTATTTAACAAAAATCATCTACCGACTACTTCGGCAAAGGAAACACCAGTTCTTGTCGCAGTAAATGTTACTGTGACGTAGTTGATAGAACGGGCAGGTTTGATGAAGAGTTCCGCAACAAATTCGTTACGGTCAATTACATCAGGTGTGTTATTTGTTGCATCACAAACAACAAGGAAATCAGTAATACCTTGTTGTGCAACAATATCATTCAGATAAGAGTTGATCGTTGCAAGGAATGATGAGCGAGTAACTTCATCATTGATTTCAAATAGAACTCCTTTTGCTAGTTGCTCAACTCTTCTTTCAATATTGAGGAAGAGACGGCGAACATTGATTCTATCAAATGCTGAAGGTGAAGCAAGAGCAGTCTTGTCACCGAATAGAACAGCACCACTTCCTGGGAAAGTTACGATAGGATTAATTCTATTTTGATAGAGTTCATCTCTATCTGCCTTATTTGGATTGTATGCAAGTTTTACAACGTTGCGGATACCACCACGATTTAAACCAGCTGGAGAAATCCAGTCAGCATTTGTGGTTGATGTATTAACACATAGACCAGCAACGTCACCGTTACATGCTACGTAGCGATACTTATCAGTAAAGCGATCATACATGTACTTGTAACCACTATCAATTACAGCATACGATGTTGATGTGATGCTATTGAAGAAGTTGAGGATGTTTGTTCTTTGCTGTGTAGCAGATAGAGCAGATCCACCAGTACCAATCAAGTTACCCTTATGAGGTGATACAAAAGCAACACAATCTTTTCTTGCAGCTGCAATTGCTACAACCTTTTGTGCCTTGGATAATGTATCATTTTCGGCAGCCATTGAACCACCCATGAGGATGAAATCAATTTCTGTTTCTTCGGTATCTGCAAATAGATCGTATGCAGCATTTACTTCACCAGGAGTATATGCATAGTCATCGGATCCATATGCCAAATCAGTTCCATTATTTGCAACTAGAAGGAATTTTGAACCAGAAGCAAGACTGCTTGAGTTAGAACCAATAGCAACGCCACCACCAGCAGATACTGGTTGTAGAGTATTTGCTAAAGAAGCACCATGGAAGATATATTGCGACTCTGTGTTGATAACCGATTTGTAGAAGATAGCTGCGCCTTCTGCACTCTTACCATCTTCTAGTTTTGAAAGATATGTAAATCTTTCAAGAACAGTATTTGCAGCCCCCGATACGTCTCCTGTAACATCAATTACAGCA